AGATCATTGACTTTAATATCCGAGAACGTGGCAAGTATACCACTATCTATTTTACCACCAACTGAATATCGTTGACATTCATTTAACACTCTCCTCCAATCAGGAAAATGTTTGTTTACTAATTCTACTAATACTTTTTTATCCGCATCAATTCTTTCAATCTCTAAAATATCATTTAATCTTTTAAAGAAAGACGCAGCAATAGAAGGTTTTGTTTTATTGTTAATAGAAAAATCAACCACTGCACATCTAGAGTGTAATGGTTCAATAAGTTTATTTTTGTAGTTGCATGTAAAAATAAATCTACAATTCTTGTAGAACGATTCTATGTTTGCCCTTAATAAAAGTTGTACATCATGAGTGGTATTATCAGCCTCATCAATGATGATAACTTTATGAACACCAGTTTGTTGTAAAGATACTGTAGATGCAAAGTTTTTAGCTTGATTTCTTACAGTATCTAAAAATCTACCTTCATCAGATCCATTAATTATAATGTAATCTGAACCCAACTCTTCACACAACGCTCGGGCAACCGTAGTCTTTCCGACGCCTGGAGGGCCACTAAGAAGGAGATTTGGTATTTCTCCCGCTCCCAAAAAATCTTGGAAGGTTTTCTTAATAGTGTCAGGTAATATACAGTCATCAATTGTTTTAGGTCTATATTTTTCAACCCAAAGAAAATCATTACGAATCATTTAAATTAACCGAAAGTGGAATCAGGTTCTAGAGCAATGTAGTATTTAAGATCAGTATTTTTATTAGTAAATTCTGCAAGAAGTTTACTTGAGATTACAACATCATATGAGCCAGGAATAATTTTAATATTCTCAACTTTAAAGTTGAATGAAAACTCTTCAGTTGTTTCTCCTACTTCTTCACTAAATTCATGAGATGTATCATTCTTCTTATCACGCACAACAATCTCAATCTTACCATCACGACTTACTACTGATAAATCAGGCACTTGATAGATTGATGCAGCTTTGAGAAGTTTATCTAATTGCTGTGTTGCAACTGTAAAACATACATCCTTAGTTGGCAAACTTATTTCTTTTTCTGGTGGTGAAACTATAACATCAGGATCTGCAAAAAAGTATTTTGCACGGCGACGACCATCACGAATTGTAAGATAAGAATCCCCAAATTCTAGATCAGGTGCGTCATACAAACTTAATCCACTTAAGAATTGATTGAGATCATAGATTGCAAAATCTTTTTCAAACTCTTCCTCTACCTCAGCTTCAGCAAGAATATTTTTCATCACAGATATTGTTTTTAGTTTATTACCTTCCTTAATTAAGATAGACTGATTGATCTGTGAAAAGTTTTTAAGAATGTTTGTTGTGTTACTAGATAGTTTCATTTGAGTTGTTACTTTCATTTGTTAAGTCTGAAAAATGATATAAGAGTGTGCAATAGTGGATAGCTTTTAGAAGATCAGATTTTGATTTTCCATCTTTCTTTCCAAATCGAGATAGATATTTGATTGCATTAGATCTACAGAAAGCTTCTGCATCACCAATACTTTCAATTAAATCTAAAGTTTGAGTTCCCTTTTTACCAGTATAGTGCATTGTGTATGTTTTTGCAATATATTCTTCCGCAGTTTTTAATATTTGATCCTCATTATATTTGAACTCAGCAGTAATATAAGGCGGAACTGTATTATATCCAAAGTGATGAGCTCTTTGATCATCAATATCGGCCATGTAATCACCGTAGTAATTAACTTCATAGTCAAGTCCATCATCCTCATCAGGAACAGATGGAGGCCAAGGTGAACCAGGCGTCCATTCAAATCCACCACTCTTTGCAATCCATTCCAGATCATCGTCAGTGTTACCACCATTAACTACATAATCTGCTCTTGCTCGATCTACAGGATCAGTAAAAGGGTTTTTTGCATTTGGATCATTACGTGTATAATCGTAATAATAATCTGAATGTGGAATATCATATTCATCACTTTCATTTGGAGTGATTTTAGTATCACTCCATCTTCCTTTTGTTTTGTCCATAACAGGATAATCCTTTTCAAATGTTCCAGCCAATATTGATCCAGCTAGACTCCATGCATTTATCATTATAACACTTCCTCCTTGGTAATGTCAACATCAGCATCTACTTTATCATAGAGTTCAAGGAAAGACTGTTTGGTCTCCTCATCAAATCTGTTTAGGCACATTTTGATAGCTTTCAATTTGTCACCAAAGATTGAGTATGCACGAACAATGTGAATCAAACGTCTTGTACTAATGATATCTTCAACACCACCATCATAGAATGTTTTACGAATAATATCAGCCCAATCAACAAGTTTTTTGATAAACTTAGTATCTTTAACACCAAGAGTAATTGCAATCTTATCTAAGATCTTTGTTTCTACTGAGGGAGAGGGATAGTCTTGCTCGAAGGTGACTGGGAATCTTTCAAGGAAGGCTTCGTTGAGCACGTTAGTTCCAATAAATCTTCCGTCGTCTGAACCTTTACCCTTAGTATTTGCGGTGGCGAATATGTTGAATCCGTTGGCGGGTCTAACGAATCTGCCAATCTTTTTAAGGAAAATTCCATTTCCCTCAAGGACACTCTGAAGGCAGAGGATCTTGTTAGAGGCAAGGTCGATTTCGTCAAGGAGCAATATTGCACCTCGTTCAAGGGCTTCAATGACTGGGCCATTGTGCCATACGGTCTCGCCATTAACAAGACGGAAACCGCCAATAAGGTCATCTTCATCTGTTTCAATAGTAATGTTTACACGAATAAGTTCTCTACCCAACTGAGCGCATGCCTGTTCGACACCAAAAGTTTTACCATTACCCGACAAGCCAGTGATGAAAGTAGGATAGAATAACTTAGAAGAAATAATCTTCTTAACATCTGGAAACGAACCAAACTTAACGAAAGTATCATCTTTATCAGGAATTAAATTTCTTTCTACTGCAGGAGTAGCGGATGGAGCAGTCACAGCTTTTTCTAATTGTTTACGAGCCTGACTAACAGTAAGATTCCACTTACCTCTACCAGTTTTGTATTTTGTAATTTTTTTAGTAATACTACGATATGAAACACCGTGTGCTGCAGCGTATCCACGAAGATCACCAGTAGTAATCTTGTTACCGTAAGTTTCACGTAAAGAGTTTAAAAGATCAGAGAGGAACATGATGTTGTTTGTTTTATGTATATATCAATAATAGTCAAAAAAAGACCCCCTGTAAAGGGGGCTTGTGCAGCTTTTTCAACTGGTTTTAGTTATCTTACTTTGAAAATGTGGCATACTATCCATAACAATAGTTCTGGGAATACCATCATCATTAAACTCAGGTTTTATATGTGATAATCGTCTATGAATAGTCTGTTTATGACCTTCTTTAAATTCCATTTGACCTGTCTTTTTATTCTTAACATACTCCCCCTCCCATGCTCTTCTATTTGATTCTAAGTTATGATAAGGTTTTACGATGAGAGTTGTCCAATTAGGTTTCTCCATCATCAAATCAATAGTATCAGCTAATAATCTTAAAGGACTACCCGAAGAACCTGTTGAAACAATAGTATCTTCATCTTCTAAGTTATTAATTTCTTTTACTACATTATCATCGTTTTTAGTATATGAAATACAAGTCTTCCCTACTGCATTAAGATCATTTACTGATTTTCTCTCTTCTGCTTTCCTAATAAGGTTATTTGCTTTTTGAATAGAATATCCTATATCTGTGATATAAGTTTTATTGCTATGGCAATTTATAGGTGTATTGTTATCCTTATTATATCCTAATATAGTCTCTATGATAGTTTCTTCAGCAGTAGGTTCTTTTAATGTTTGTACTGGATTTTTTAATTGGCCAATGCGTTTCATTTCATCTTCAGTAATTCCATATTCTTTCTTGACTTCTGAAGGTATTCTATCAGTATGAACTAATAAAATCTTTGCTTTAATGGCTGCTGCTAAGGTTCTATTACCATCTCCTATCATATCCTCTTCTTCATCTTCCCAAATAAGAATCCTCTCCGCATTTGAGGCATCCCCTTGCTCTCTCATTTTATTAGCAATTTCATCTACAGGTGGTACTTCAAGTCTAACCTGTAACTTCTTCAATTTATTCAATGCATCGACTCTTTCTGGTTCATCCACATTGAAATGACCATCTTTAATTCTTTGAACTATATGTTTACATAATTCAGCTCTCACAGGTTCATGATAAGAACCCCCCGCATTTGCTAGATTATAATATTTTGGATTATTAATTACATCTTCTTTCTTATGTATATCTCTCTCAAGATTTTTTATCTCTGGATAATTTCCTGATTCAATAATTTCATATTTAAGTATGGGTTTCATTCCATAAAAAATTTCATTAAACTCAGAGTTTCTAGAACTTTGCCAATAAGTATCTGGAAACACACCTTTCTCATATAACTTATGAGAACCAGAATACATCATACCATTATCAAGATTAGTGATAAGGTATTTGATGGCTTCAGCATCAGGTTTAAGTGCTGATAAATCTATTTCTTTAATTGATTTAGGGTGCTTCACTTTTTTTCATAATAAAATTAATCATACCACACAATTTTAATTTGTGCAATATCGGGTTGCATTTTTTTAATTAACTTGAGAGTTCTCCCATGAACTCTTCCCTTCCATCCATACCATTTAGATATCTTTCCATCAAGATGTGGTGGTTTCTTATCAATCAAATAATATTGTTCTGAAGTAAGATCTATATCATAATCAATCTCTCTATCCCTCAACCACCAGTGTTTTTCTCCACGCCAATCATCCGCACTCATGATATCTAATACATCTGTATCCAAAAGATAATACATTGCCTGAGTTGTATGATAACAATGGCCATACATAGGATTATTCTTATTCTCTTCCCGATATTTCGGTGTTAAGAGATCTGGAGTTAAACATTTTTCTAACTTAAGAGCACAACTTGAAAGACAACTCAAACTGTAAGGTATTTTTTCATAAGTAAGTCTCATGGTTTTTGTTATTTTCCATTCACCATCTACCTTTTTGTAAGAGTGTCTCTCAAGAATTGTCATTATGCGATCAGTTCCATGAACTGTGATAGTATCTTCTTATTTAGCTTCTTTGCATTGAGTGATTTTGAGAAAGCTCTTTTGATTTGAGTTTTAGTTGCATCCTCTTGAACTTGGAATGTATCTTCATTTGAAAGAGTTGCAGCTGACATACCAAAATACTTTTTATATCCAGTGTTATCTAATGCAATAGATTTTTGTTTTTTCCAAAGTTTCATCATTGCATCAGTTTTATCAAAATCAAAACCAACACTACTACTGATAAATCTACGAGCTTCTCCACCACAAAGTAATCTGATACCTATGAAGTTTACATCAGAAAATTTTTCAGATAAGTTATGTAATAGAACCTTTGTAAGAGCAGTCCAATCACTATCAATATTATACGTTCTACCTAGTTTGCGATCTCTTAATGAACAGAAATAACCACTTACATTATGACTTCCATATACCATTTCTCCATCTCTACGATCTGTATATGCTTTATTATATGACATGGATTGAGCTTCACCATCAGTTAGGATGATTGTATTTAATTTTTCAACTTTATACTTACTCTTGAACTCAGGAATTAAAGAATGTAAAGTTACCAGAGCTTCATTCAAAGGAGTTCCTGATAGAGATAATCTAGGATAGTTATATGAAGATGAAGAATTAAAAGCTAAACAGAATAAATTTCTACACTGTCTTTCAAATTCAGAGATTGAAGAATCACTAGACATCATATTCAATAGATTGAAACAATTAGATACTTTCAATTCATTGTCTACAAATTTTTGATGTAGTAATTCACCGTATGGTACTTGAGATATTTTTGTATCATCACAATTACGATACCACTCATTTGTAAAAGCATAAACATTAAAAGGTATCTTTACTTTTTTACAAAACCAAACTAAATT